CTGCAAGTCGATCCACAACGACCGCAGGATCGAAGCCGCCACATGTTTCGACGAAAACCGTCAGGCCATGGGCGCGCGGGTGCTGGAGGGCGTCACCTACGCGGCGGGCGAGAGCGTGTTGGTCACGCGCAATGGCGTCGTCTATGGCAACCGCTGGCGCGACGGCCGCCCCGACGTGTCGACGGTGGCGCATGAGGACATCAGCATCTGGCAGCAGCACTGCCGGCGGCTGGTGCCAGACGAGGCCGAGTTGAACCACCTGTGGGATATAATGGCCTTCAAGACGCAGAACCCGCGCGTCAAGATCAACCACGCCGTGCTGCATGGAGGCCATGGCGGATCCGGTAAGGACACCATGTGGGCGCCGTTCCTGTGGGCCGTGTGCGGGCCGGGGCTGGTCAACCGGGGGCTGGTCGATGGCGATTCACTCAACAGCCAATGGGGCTACGCGCTGGAGAGCGAGATCATCATCCTGAACGAGCTGAAGGAGCCGGAAGCCGCCACCAGGCGCGCGCTGGCCAACAGGCTGAAGCCGATCATCGCCGCGCCGCCTGAGATGCTGACGGTCAACCGCAAGGGCCTGCACCCCTACGATACCGTCAACCGCGCCTTCGTGCTGGCCTTCAGTAACGACCCGGTGCCGATCACGATCAGCAGCGATGACCGCCGGTGGTTCGTCCTGTGGTCGCAGGCGCCCATCATGGCCGAGGCCGAGGCCAAGCTGATCTGGCGCTGGTACAAGGAAGGCTTGGGGTTTGAGAAGGTCGCCAAGTGGCTGCACAGCCGTGACGTGTCGGCGTTCAACCCCGGCGCGGCGCCTGTGCTTAACGACGCTAAGGCCAACCTCATCGAACACAGCATGAGCATGGCCGAAAGCTTCATCGTCGAACTGATCCGCAACCGTCAAGGCGACTTCGCCAAGGGTGTCATCGCCTCGCCCTTCCATGCCGTGTGCGACCGCCTGAGCGGCTTGGCCCCGCCAGGCGTCAAGATCCCGCAGCCGGCACTGCTTCACGCGCTGAAGGAAGCCAAGTGGGTGGATGTTGGCAGGGTGGGGACGGTCGAGTTACAGAACAAGAAGCACATCTTTGCGACGCCCGAGATGGCCAAAAAATACAGCAAAAGCGACCTCCGGCGCATTGTAGAAGAGGAAGCTGCGCCGAAGGTGGTCAACCTCAAAGCGGTGGGTTAGGGCGCCCCATGGTTTCGTTTGGCTGGATGCGGACCTCTTTATTGGGCCACGTCCAGCACTGCCCTGTGGCGTCTTGGAAGCAGACCCATAACAGGTCTGCCTCCGGCCCGTAATCGATCACCAAGTGCGCCCACGCCCGCCCCTTGGGTGTCAGCAGTGGCAGCGGCGGGTTCAGTTGCTGGATCATTCTTTTTCTCCCAGCGCCGCGCGGGCTTTTGGATACCTATCTTTGGATTGATTAGCACCCAGCACTAGCGGCCTAACTTCTTCTAGCGCCGCCCGCAGCTTTTCGATTTCGTCGGCGGCTTCAGCTTGGTCAGGGTCAAACTTGGCGCATATACGCAGCCGTTCCACAATGTCGCTCATTCCTTTTCTCCCAGCGCCGCGCGGGCGTAAACGTCGGGCGGATCATCAACGCCCTTTTCCCATGCCCTAGCTTTCATCGCCTTTACACCCCATTCGGCGGCTTCTTTTTCCGTAGGCTCAAACCCTAGCGTCATAATTTCATTTTCCCGCACGACCACCGCCAGCCAAAGGTCGCGCGACGGGTCAAACCCGACCAAAACGCGGAGTTCGCTCATTGCTTTTCTCCCAGCGCCGCACGCGTTTCCGGCTTCAACTTGTCCCAATCGCCGCGCCAGACATGGCCGGCGAGGTCGTGCATGGCCCCGCGCAGGCCCGCCACCTCGGCAGGCTCGGCCTCGGGCGGCTGCTGCGGCACGAACAGCTTGCGCGCCCGCTTAACGTGTTCGGACGCATTGTCCAGCGATTGCAACACCGCGATGCTCTGCTTGATCCGCGCCGCGCCCCAATGGTCGCCCTCGCGCTCGGCGATGGCCAGATTGTCTTGCAGGCGCTCCAGAAAGGTCTTCATGGCTTGGCGTCCCTCAGCGCCAGCAGCGCCTCATACACCCAGCGTTCAACGGCGGGCATCTCAGTAGGGTCTAAACCGTCCAGATTGAACGGCACCGGTCGACCCACCAAGTCGACTTGATAGGTGTCCAGCAGGTTGTGATACGCCGCTTCTGCCACCCGTTGCAGCAGCACCAGCCGGGCCTCTGCCGCCTGCGCCCGCTGGTAGTGGTGCCAGGCGATCTGCGCCTGCGCCATGTGCGCCTGCTCCAGTTCGGCCACGCGCTTGCGTAGCCCGTCGAGCGTTAGGTCGTTCATTCGCCTGCCCTCCTTGTGCCAAACGGCACCCCGCGTTCAATCCGGTCTAGCGCAATGTGGATAGCTTTGGTTGTGCGGCCCAATATTTGGGCGATTTCCGCGGGGGTCTTCCCGCCTGTGTAAAGGTCAATCAATTCCGCGATGTTTTCCGCGTACCAAGCCCGGCGCCCGTTTGCCGCAATAGGCGCAGGCAGCAGCGGCAGCGCAGGCGCAGGCGCAGGCTCGTCCCCAAGGAACGCCGCCATATCACGCACCAGCGCCATGGCTTCCTGTGGGCTGGTCGCCTTGTCCAGCGCCAGCTTTAGTATCTCCGACTTATTCATTTTCCCTCTTCCCTCCTAGTCTGCCGTGCGGCAGCGGCTGCATAATCTATTACCCGGCCCGCTACTGTCAAACATTATTTGACAGCGGAGGCACTTGCGCGGCGTGTGGCCCTTATCCTCGCGCTCGCGTGTTGGGCTTTTATGGTAGGGGCTGTATGCCCCGCGCTTGGCCCACCATGTCGACAAGGTCTTGGCCGATACGCCCACGGTTCGGCTGATGGCCTCCCATGTGGTCCCCTTGCGCCGTTCGTGGGCGATATAGTCCACATGGGCGGCAGCGATGCCTTGCGGCAGTCGGTTGTCAGGCTTTGGCATGGTGGGCCTTCCAGACCTGCTCGGCCTCGTCTAGCTGGCGCCCAAGCGCAGCCAGGATGCGGTGCAGGCGCCAGCGTTCTTCGCTCTCTGCCGGCGCCAGGCGCAGCATCTCTTCATGCGTCTGGATGCTGGCCACTAACGCCCGCAGAGACCGGAAGGGCATCGGATCAGTGATCATAATCCGAGTCCCTCAACGCGGTCCAAAACGTGTACAACAGCAGGCCGATAGCCCCCAGCAGCAGGCCGGATAGCGCCAGCCGCGCCCAATCGATAAATTCCATTTGCATCCCTCTCGTGTTGTGTGTAACGTGTTTTCGTGCATGGGTGGCTTTCCCTCCCGACTAGCCCATGCACCGCTGGCCGGGTCGAGCATCTGCCTCATGGCTCCCCGGCCAGCGGCCCTTCTAAGGGCGCCGGATCAACGCAGCCAGCGGCCCTTCTAAGGGCGCCGGATCATAAGCCCAGCCCAGCAGCTTGACCGTGACCGCGTAGCGCTCGCCCGTGAAGGTGACACTCTTCACGCGCTCCGCCTTGGTGCCGTCCCGCATGACAGGCTCGGCCCATTCGATTGCCGTGTCGGCATGTTCCGGCAGGGGCATCTTGTCGCGCTCCGCCAACCAGCGGGCGTATATGATAGCTTTCTTTTCGTCGGGGTTCATTTGTGGGATTTCCTCGTTGCGATCAGCAGGCAGAGCGCCCGCAAGATTAGGGTGAGCATGGCGCGGCCTTGTCATGCTGCGCCAGAACGGCGCGCAAGATTTCGTCAGCGTCGGCCTTGGTTGGCCATGGGATGCCATGGAAAGCGCCGCCGGGAGCGTTCACCAAATACCAGAATAAGCCTATCTTTTTGATCACGCTGCGCTCCCCTTGGCTTTGGCGATAGCCGCGCGGCATAAGCCCTGAATGGTGGCGATAACGTCGTGGTCGTCGTCATCGCGCGATGATTCGGCCATGATATCTTGCAGCGCGGCCAGCATGTCCGGCGCGGCGGCGAGCAGCGCCGCGTTGGCTTCCGTAATCGTTTGGCCAAGCGGGCCTCCCCATTGTGTCACTTTGCAAACCATGGCGCCTTGGCGCGTATAAACCCCAATACCGCCACGCGCGGCGCGGTCAGTCTCCCATGGGCCTAGAGAATGTTGTGTCATGGCTCAGACCTCCTCTGCCAAGCGCGCGGAAGCTTCGGCGGGTTCGCTGTCAAGACATCCTTCAAACTGCAATTCAAAAGCCCCTGCCTCATACAGCGCAAGGGCTTCCCGTTCGGCTTCTTCTTTTGTCGCGGCCGTGATTTCAACGGTACCGGACAATACATCCCGCACAATGCGGTCAACTGTCACAACAAACAGTGGCATGGCTCTTCTCTCTAAGGTTCGGCAGTAGCGCCGTCGCAGGGCGCCCCATAGGCGCCCTGCGAGGGCGGGGCGCCGTGGCGCCCGGCCTAGTCATACCCCGGCAGGGGAGGCTTGCGCGCGCGCCATAGCCGCCTTGCGCGCTATGTCGCTCTCCGCGTCTAGGAAAGCCCGGACAGCGGCCGCGTGATCCTCGTCTGAGGCATAGCGGGAGCGGAAAATCTTCTGGCTCTCCCGCAGCGCGATGTCGCGCGCGACAATATCGCCACCCCAACGGACAGACAGGCGATATTCGGCATCAAGCTGCATCGCGTCCAAGTCTGCGATGCGCCGCGCCATGTCGATAGCTTCAGGCGAGGTTGTGTCAATCGGTTCCGGCCCCGGGTGCGCTGCTCCGAAGTAATGCCACAGCTTCCAAGCCGCGCGCCAAGCCTCCCACGCGGTCACATGCGCCTGCCGCTCTGGCGATAGGCGCAGGAAGGCCGCGCGCTGCTTGGCCGTAGCACCAAGCGCAGGCAGCTTAGACCCGCGCGGCTTGACGCGAGGCGGTGCTGGCGGCGCGTGAAGCGCGACAATCCGCGCGACTAGGTGAGGCCGCGCAAGGATGGCTTCTAATAAGGTGTCGTCTGGGTGTGTCATGGCTTCAACCCCTCTGAGGCATCACAAAGCAATAGCCCGCGTTGCCGGGTAGGCCCCCACCCGCAAGGGCCGGGTATCCTTTGTCAGTAGTCCAGCCCAGACGATCCGCCAGCGCTTGCGCTGCTGCTGCGTGGTTCTCGCCAATGTTCAGCGCGTGATCATAATGCACAATGATCCGCCCGGCATCCGCGCGCGCCGATATGCGCGAGCCTTTGTAATTGGTTGGGCCGTGATACTTGGTCACAATAGCTTGCATCATGTCGTGTTTCCCTCTCACTCAAGCCTCGATTGGCTTGGAAGATGGCAGCACTAAGCTGCCATCGCCCAAACCAGCCTTAGACCAAAGACAGCGCGCCGGTCCGATAGATCAGCAGCAAGCGTTTGGCTTCGTATTCGTCGTCGCGGTCAAGCGCGTTGACCATGGCGCGCGCTAACTCTGGCACAGGATAAGGCACATGTTTGCGCCGCGCTGTGCCATCGTTTTTGATATTGGCTTGACGGTATGATTGCGTGCATTGTTCGCCAATCGCGCGCTTTAGTGCGTGGTGCCATGTTTGCATGGTGTGATCCTCCCCGATCAAAAAACTAGAAGCCAAAGCAAAAGCACTACAAAGAAAGCGCAGATTGCAGCGTCGTGCAATAGATTATGTGACATGATCCCTCCGAAAATAGGCAATCCGTTTTGCCGATGCAGAATCTTTTACAGACCTATTATGGCAAGAATAAGGCAACCTAGAATTTATTACATGACATTTTGGTAATATGGGAGTAATGTTGCGTTAACCGAAAGCCGGAAAAATAGGCTTTTTAGGTACGGTTTGAGGTTGCCTAGGCGACAACCCTGCTACGCGGGGCTATGTAGTTGGAGAACAAAGCTTTTTTCAATTTTCCTAGGCTTTCTAGGTATTATTATATTAACCAACTGCCACTTAGATATTAATTAACATATGTAAAGTAGTATAACCTATAGGATAGTTGTACTATCTCACTTGGGGGCGATGGAAAACGCATTGCCTAGATTGCCTATTTGACCTAGCGGTGACCTAGGCCCGCGCAAATAGCCCGCGCAAACGGCCCGCGCAAATAGCCCGCGCGTCACGCAACACAATCCGTTGCGTATCATGTTGGCAGCTAGCTGGCGCGCCGTCGTGCTGGCGCGATGTTTTCCGCATTGCCTAGAATGCCTATCTTGCCTAGGCGCGCGACCAGGCGGAATGTTACGTTATAACGTAACAGATTGTGCTGCAATGCAATGTGACCAAACGCTAATATTAGCCCGCGCTAATATAAACATCTGGACATCTGAATAGCTGTTCAGATGTTCACGCCTGGCCCCGACCATCCAGCCGCGCGCCGAGGGCAGGGGGGCGGGGGGCCGGCGGGGACCCCGTCCCGGTCACGGAGGGTCCGCAAACAATTTTTTATTTTTTGCAAACCCAACCAGCCATGCTATACAAAATCTATGGCAGTTTTTTCGCTCCCCTATGAGCCGCGCAAACTGGAAGCTACCGAGGCGCGTCTCGAAGCCATCTATAACGCCGCGCGTAATGGATTGCGTGGTGAGGCGTTGGCCTTAGCTTCCGGCATGACGCCGACCGAATACCGCGCGCTGTGCGAGTTCGACCCGCTGGCGGCGCTGGCCGCGGAGAAGGGCCGGGCCGACGGCGAGATGGAGATGTCCAAGGTGCTGCATGACGCCGCCCGCGCCGGCGACGCCAAGGCGGCGCTGGATGTGTTGAAGCACGTCCACGGCTGGGTCGCCAAGCAAGCCGTGCAGGTCGAGGTCAACCAGACCATCTCCATCACCTCCGCACTGCAAGAGGCCCAGCGTCGCGTCATCGAGGGTGTGGCGGTGCCGAATGAAGAGTTGCTGTCGTCGGATAGGGTAGAAAATGCAAACCACACGGTATAGCGCCGACGACGAAATGGAACTGATGAGCCGGCTGTGGACGCCGGCCATTAAGGACGACCCGCTGAAGTTCGTGCTGTTCGTGTTCCCGTGGGGCCAGCCTGGCACACCGCTGGAACACTTCGACGGCCCGCGCCGGTGGCAGCGCGAGGTGCTGCAACGCATCGCCGACCATGTGAAACAGAACAATGGCAAGATCGACTTCGACACGCTCAGGATGGCGACGTCATCCGGCCGCGGGATCGGCAAATCGGCCTTAGTCAGTTGGCTGGTCATTTGGATGCTGACCACGCGGATCGGCAGCACAACCATCGTGTCGGCCAACTCCGAGGCGCAGCTTCGGTCGATCACATGGGCGGAAATTACCAAGTGGCTCAGCATGGCGCTCAACAGCCATTGGTTCGAGGTCAGCGCCACGCGGCTGATGCCGGCCAAGTGGCTGACGGAACTGGTGGAGCGCGACCTGAAGATGGGCACCCGGTACTGGGGCGTCGAGGGGCGGCTGTGGTCAGCGGAGAACCCCGACGCCTACGCGGGGGTCCACAACTTCGCCGGGGTCATGCTGGTGTTCGACGAGGCCAGCGGTATCGACGACAGCATCTGGTCGGTCGCGGCGGGCTTCTTCACGGAGAACACGCCGCACCGCTTCTGGCTGGCGTTTAGCAACCCGCGGCGCAACAGCGGCTACTTCTACGAGTGCTTTCACTCCAAGCGCGACTTTTGGGACACCAAGATCGTGGACGCGCGCACGGTCGAGCATACGGACAAACAGGTCTACCAGCAGATCATCGACGAGTACGGCCCCGACAGCACCCAGGCCCACGTCGAGGTGTACGGTCAGTTTCCCAACGCGTCCGACGACCAATTCATCGGGGCCTCCACTGTCGACGACGCCATGCGCCGGCCGCAGCACAAAGACCCGTCGGCGCCCATCATCATCGGCGTGGACCCGGCACGGTTTGGGTCCGACAGCACGGTCATCGCCATTCGGCAGGGGCGCGACATCGTGGCGATCAAGCGCCACAAGGGCGACGACACCATGACGGTGGTGGGGCACGTCATCGACGCCATCGAGACATACAAGCCGGCGCTGGTGGTGATCGACGAGGGGGGCTTGGGCGCCGGCATCGTCGACCGGCTGAAGGAGCAGCGGTACAAGATCAAGGGGGTCAACTTTGGGAACAAGTCGAAGAACCCGATCATGTGGGGCAACAAGCGCGCCGAGATGTGGGGCGAGATGCGGACCTGGCTGAAGGACGCATCCATACCGCTGGACCGCTACCTCAAGAACGACCTGACCGGGCCGATGATGAAGCCCGACAGCAAAGGGACGATTTTCCTAGAGAGCAAAAAGGACATGAAGTCGCGCGGGCTGGCCTCGCCCGACGCGGCCGACGCCATCGCGGTGACGTTTGCGTTCCCGGTGGCCCATCGAGAATATGTTGACCGCGCCCCGCGGCGCGGGTATGCTCCCGGCGCTGCCCTCAACTCATGGATGGGTGCCTGATGGCGAAGAAAAGCGTATCATTGGCCGTGGGGCGGGGCGAGAAGCTGCCGACCAACAAGGGCGCCGGGCTGACCGCCAAGGGCCGGGCCAAGTAC